TGATCATATAGGTACGGGAAAGGGGGCCCGGGCCCCCCCGCCCCCGGTTAATTATTCTACCAATGCGGCGTTATTTACTATCACGTTGCCACTTTTTACGGTTGGGCTTCCGCTATCCGTGCAATTGTTCAATTCAATACGGGCGTTCGTTCCGCACAAATACCCATATTTTGAACCGTTCAAAGATATACAATTTACGAACTTACCAAAATTTTCATCCTTCCCGGACTTATCGCCGGAAACGTAATAATTGTTTGTGTTGTTCTCGCAAATGCAACCAATCACGAATATTTGCGAACCTCTGCCGCCCTCCGCCGCCGTTGCGCTTCCAACTAACGCGATACCGTTATTAACCTGTTTACGGCAATAGGCGTTATATATCGTATCGTGGCAACCAAAAGCGGGCGTTAATCCGGCTTTTACGTTGTATTCAAACAATCCGCCAATAATGGTTGTTTCGCAACGTTCGTGGTCGCTATATCCGTCGTCGTTATTGTCGTGGCTCCAACAATCAATCATCGTTGCAACGGTATGTTTCGCCAATGCCGGGTCAGCCGTTGTGCTGTGCGCGTTGAACCCGTCCCCGGTACTCGAACCGCTAAACGCCCGTGCCGCTTCGCATCGTATCAATTCCACACCAATTGCCGCCTCCCACGACCACGCACCGCCGCCAAATGCGTATTTTGCTGCGCAATCAATCGCCCGTCCGCCGTGGCAAAACCTTAACGAAATTGAACCGTACCAACATTCAATATTAACCATTTCAAAAGCAACGGAACCGTCATTGCCGGAAATACCGGAACCGTCCGGAATGTAAACCGGGTTGGCGGCTAACGTTGTACCCTCTTTGATTTTGACGTACAACATTTGTGCGTCTGTATCATAAAAGAACGTGTAACCCTCGGACGTTTTCACGGCATCCAACGACGTAACACGGGTTATCTTTGTGCTATCACAACGGTACGTTTTCCCACGTTGTAACGGGTGGCGTTCGTTGTCCGGTATCAACGTACTTTCGTCGAATACCTCATGTTGGAACAATTGGAAATGGTCGGAGTCTGGAAAGGACGACAACGGGGTTTGGTAAACGTTCGTTGTACCCGCAACTAATGTTCCGCTATCAATTTTTGTTCCGCAAATGATACGGTTAACTAATCCACGTTTACCGATAAGACGGACGGAACGTTGGTTTGACTTGGTTTTGATATTCAAACGTTCGGTCGTGTCCCCTATCAATATAATTGTTGTATCAACGCCTGTTTTGGAAAATGCGGCGGCAAACGTCGCTAATGCGGCACTTTCCGTCGTGCCGGGGTTCGTGTCGTTTCCGTTGACCGCATCCACGTAAACAACGGCGGCGGTTGTGTTTACAGTTGTCCCGTGCTTTATGCTTTGGCGTTCCCATTCGCTCAATTTGTTTATTTCGCCTTTTGTCAAATAGTTGTCGCCAACCGATATTGCCGCACCAATGCCTCTAATTTGGAAACGTATCAATATACGGGTTGTATTCTCCGGAATTGTGCCGGAGAGAGTACAAAAACCGCCTGCACTTAATTGTAACGATAACCGGGAAATCTCGGTTGAATCATTGTAAAATATGCAATACATTGCGGCGGTTGTTGCACTACTTACAACCACATTATCCGCACCGTAACCGATAACGTCGCCAATCTTAAACGGACTATCCGCCAAATTGAAATCATATCCAATAAATGCAGTAGTTCCGGCATTGTTCACCGTATAAGACAACGTTGTGCGTGTTCTTACAACATTCATTGCTGAACCCTGTAAATTAAATTCGTTGTAATACGGGGCGTAATTAATTGTTTTAATGGGAATATCTTTTACCTTTTTCCATGCGTTCCATGCGTTCCACGCCTGTTTTGCGAACATACCGAACGGGGTTACATCTTGACCCGTCCACATCATACAACGGTAAATCGTTAACGGCTGTGTACCTTTTCGGTTGTCGAATGTTACACGGCAACAGTTGGATAACGTCGAACGTCCGGTTGCATTGTAAAAAGATACCCAACCGTCAAATTGCGGGTCGGTCGTTAATTGAACGGCTGAAATAAAGACACCCGACGTTGTAGGGTCAAATGACACATTTAACAAATGACCTGTACCCGGCGCACTAATTTTCATTAATGCGTTAAGATAATCCGTTGTTGGATTATATGGGAATTGCGACAAATCCAATAAAACCCCTAAAAACGAACCCACGGGCAAAACAATACGGTCGGCGTAATATTCCGGCGTTCCTATAACGGAAACATTTTGTACGCCCTCCAATTTCTTAATATCTGAACCCGCCTCAATAAACGGGTCGGGGTAAAAGTTGGTTGCGTCCCCCATACTGTCCGGCAAACCCATTCCCCCGGTTGTCAGAGTTTCAAACAATACATTTACAGACGTGGCGGTTGTTTTGGAACCGTAAAAAATCGTAAACCCGTAATAATTTTCGGTTGGCGTTACGGTTTTCGTTGCCCCGTCGGGCGTTAACGTCATGGAGCCAATAATGCCAAATGTTCCGTCGGCTTTAATACCCTGTATATTTACCGGGGCGTCGCCTCCAACGGGCGTTAATGTAAATTGGTATGGTTGACCCGCAACCAAAAATGTACGCACCTTTTGGGAACCCGCATTTGACCCCATTACAATACCCGTATCCGTGTACGCATAACGTCCGGTTGCGTTGATTTGGTTTGTTGTGTTCGCAAGCGCAATAACGCCGTCTGAACTCATGCCGATAACAAATTTACCCCAATTGGTCTTCTCGTTGTATAATATTGCCAATTCGCCGGGTTTTACGGTCAAATAACCCTTCGTGAATTGGAAATTTACATAATCCCCCTCCGTATAAGCGATATAAAAAACGTTACCGTCCGGCGTGCCGGGATTGGTATTTTTATTTGCTATGCCAACAAAGGTTCTGTTGGCTCCCACGGTTGAAACAATCGTGTTCAACACGTTTTGCATTATTGCCCCGGTAATTTCTTGGTTTCCGTTTTCCTTAATAACGTTGGCAATCGCTTGTTTTAATTGTTCGTAATTTCCCATAATCTAATTAATTTAATTGTTGTCAAAATCATTATTGAAATCGCCGTTGAAATCTCCATTATTATTGAGAATATATCCACGTCCTATTTTCTTAACGACGGTATTTGTTTTAAACTCAATTTCCACGCTCGCCAAATCCCCCTGCGTTTGCCATTTCGGGGTAATTAAAAACGTATCGCAATCGTATTCCCTGCCGTACTTGTCAGTTATATGTATGTAATCAGCCATACGAATAAAACGCATAACGTCGCAAAGGAACTCCGGTGCCAATATCGTACATTTAAACGTTTTGACTGATATTTGTTTTTCCGGGAAAAAATACCCGTCCCGTTCTTCGCCGTCCTCTTCAAATTCATAATCCGGCTTTCCCAACTCGGTACAAAGGTACAACGTATTTTTGAAATCCGGGTTTTTATATACTATTTGCCCGGCGTCAAATACAAAATTTTCAATATCCCACCATTGTATTTTTAAGTAACCGGAAACGTCCTGCACAACCGTAAACATTTCAGAATACCACGTTTGAACGCCATCAGATAACCGCAAATAATAAATTCCGTCAAACTGATTTAACGGCATGGGTAATATTGCCGGGTATAATATTACATCATATCCCAACGACTGAAACCGGACAACTTGCAATCCGGTTTCCCTCATGTATGTTGTTATATTTGCAATTTGTTTTCCGGTTTTATCATATAGAATAACAGACGTAACAGAATTTGAACGGGTATTTCTTATTATCTGAAACGGCAATAATCTATCAGCCGGTGCGAACAATGGGTATATTTGCCCGTATGCGTAACTTTTACGGTGGTTCTGCTGCTCTATTGACGTGTACCACGGCAATACGCTTATATTGTTATTCTGTATCATATTTCAACGTTGCTTTAATGTTTCGACTACACAAATTTACGCTTAATTTATCAACTTGACCGTTACCGATATACGTTTTTATTAGTTGCATCGGGTTTGGGTCGTCATTTGCCGGAAAACTAAACGTTTGTTTCTTCTTTCTCTCAATACCGTATGCGTAAACCTCGGAACCGTTTATTGATACACGACGGGCGGGTAAATCATATAACCAATACGGGGATTGCAGATTGATAAACGCCAAATATCCGTTTTGCAAAAAGTATTCGACCCCGTTAATAGTTTGGCGGGTAAATGGTAATATCCATTGCGACCCGGACGTTGGCGGAACGGCGGCAAACAAGGCGAACCCGTCCGAACTCATATTGCCGGGGTTTAACAACATCATATCAATATCGGACGTAAAGTTTGATATATTAATTTCCTCAACCTTTCCGGGCGTTACATACTTGCTTATTACTTGTATCGGCAACCCTTCAAATGCCGCCGTAACGTCGTCCATCCATTCAAATTGGTAACGTTCCGGCAAATCGGCCTTATCAAACGAATATTCCGACGTGTTGAACGCCCACGGTTTCCCGTTGCGCAAATTCAATTCCTTTGTCAAATCGTGGCTTAATATAGCCCCGCCGGAATAGGAACCGCCATTGCGGAAATATTGGATATGTTCGATTTTAAATTTGCCGTCCTCAATAAACCAATAGCATTTGAAACAATCCCGTAACATATTGGTAAATTGTTGTAAGGTCGTCGGGGCTTTTTGTGCGGGTTGCTGATATTCCCCGTTTATAATATTGGTTTTCTGCGATACAAGCAAACGGAAATTCAACCCGGATATTGGATTGTTTCCGCCGTATAAAAATTGGCTATATTCCGCCGTGGCTGCGTGGGTTATACCGGGCGCAATCTGATTAAGCAAAACAGATATACAAGACGCAACCGGGAACGCATTCCGCAAAGTATATTCTTTCCGGGCTTTTTCCTCTAATATCCAATCCATCAAATAAAACCCAAACCACAACGACGCATAACGCCACGTTGACCGGGCGATTGGATAAAACGTTTGTCCGTATATGGAATAAGGCGGCGCAAAATACTTTCCGTTGTCCGCTAATCCCCACTCGGTCGGGGTATCTGAAAAGTTGTTTGAAATAAACGCCACGTCGATTGCGTAACCAATCGCACGCCTATAATTACGGTTATTATCAACTATATCATCGGCGGGCAAAGGATATGTGTTTAAATCGCCGATTTTCTCAACATCAACCAAATAGCGGGCGTATATATTATAACTTTTCATATCGACGTGCATCGTACCCGTTGCTCCGGAACCCTCAACGGCGGTTAAATCAAATTCCAACGTATCAAAAGGTTCTTGCGTTATCTTTGTATACCGGAACATTGCCACATCATCAGAACGGCGGCGTATCTCAACACTTGCTAGCCCAATAGGTATCCCACCCGCAACTAGTTTTTGTGCAATATGGATATAATAATTTACATTTAATTCCGGGTATAAATCTCCCATAAATTCATTAGGACTTGCACCCTTCGACATCCGCCCGGTATAAAGCCCGGATATTACCGCCGGGGAACCGTTCGACGTAATTTGTATTTCTTTCAAAATATTACATAGTACAAAATGATAGGTTTGTACTAATGCGCTTTGGTCGGTCGTGACGTTTGCGTCTTGTTCCCAATTCGTACCGCCCAAAAAACAAGAAACAACACTATCCCCCGGAACGTATATTTGAATTAATGGACGCTTGTTTATCGTTATCCGTTGGATTGTCGGGGCTAACGTTATTAAATTGTATTCCTTTTCCAATCCCGCCAACACGTCGTTATAATCGTCGATTGTGTCCGGTTGTACAACAACCTTTTTATCGTAATCGGTAAACGTGCAATCGGTTTTCATAAACTTGCCTTGAAAGTATTGGAACCATGTACGCCCGCCGTCGTCGCTCTTTTCAATGCAATACAAAAATTCATTGTCGAACGATTGACGGTTTATATAGTCGTAATCATCCCGGACAAAGGTAATTTTGCCGGATAATTTGGCACGATAAAACCGTTGGTTGTTTTCTAATTCGTACTCCTTTGCCAAATCGTCCTTATAAATCGGATGCACGGTTTGACCTTGTAAGACGTTCGGGGCGTCCAATGTTCCCAATCTTAACCATGCCGTTCCGTTTGCGTATTCTGATTTTCTTATATTTAATCGGATATATACGGCATTATTGGGTATATCAAATTCCGTATTATTAGCGGGTGGGTTACTTCCCCAACCGCCAATTACTTTTTTATTACTATCATAAAATACACCCCCCATTTCCGGGGTGAAATTTTGATATAATTTCCGGGGATATACATCACGGATTGAAATAAATGTACGTGTATAATAATAAGTTATATTATTTCCCTCTATATTTCCCGTACTGCTATTTATCGCCCCACTTGCTAAAAACGCATTTACAAATGAATGTCTATAAATCGGGTTCATATCAATTTTTAATTTTACGTGTCAAATTCTTGTAAACCTCAATAACATTGCCGTTGCCATCGACGTAACGACGGCGGCGGTTTTGTTCCTTAATCTCCCTTACATCGTCTTTTAAATCCCGCAAATCCGGTGCGTTATTTTGTTGAACCGTTACATTAATGCCGTCGGTATTGTAGGCATTAAGGTACTTTTGGGGGAATGTTCCCCGGTTCAAACTATTTATTACGTCCGGGATTAAACGACGGAAACGGCGGGAATTACGTTTATTGATAACGGCGAAAAATTCCCCGCCCTCGGCACGCCTCCGGGTTCCATCCGGTTTGGTTCCTAAATCCACGTCGTCCCCGGATTGGTGGGAACCGCCCGCCAACAATTCAACCGTACCATCGCCGTAACTTTCCGAACCCCCGGCGTTGGCTGATTTGGATAATTGGGCGGCTTTGATTTTGGCGGCGGCAAAGGAACCCCACATTATAGCAATTGCCGGGATTGCAAACGGGAACCCCAATTGCGACCAAATCAAAGCGGACGCCGTTACAAGGTCTCCAATTTGTTGTATCGTTTGTATTGCCGCCTGTGCTTTCTGTGCCTTTTGTTGCTCCTTTAGGGCTTTTTCTTGGTTCTTTTTCGCAACGTCCAATTCCTTTTGAGCCATTGCAACGTTATTGGCGTAACCGTTCGCCCGTGCCTCTAATTCCGCATCTAATCGGCGTTGGCTTGCGTCAACCTCTTTGTCGGCGGCGGAAACGGCGGCGTCGGCGGCTTGTACCTTTGCATCCAAAAAACTATTTAATTGCTCAATGGCAAAGGAAACGGACGTACTTATTGCCTCCTTTTGGTCGTCGTCCAAATTCAGCCCGAACAATCCGTATATATCGTTACCCCGTTCGTCGCCTTTGCTTTTCTCAATTTCTTGGTTGATTTTCGCAATGGTATTTTCGATTGTCTTAACCTCGGCGTCCGTCATTTTAACCCCGGCGGCTTTGTTCAACTCTAAAATCTTTTGCAACCGTGCCTTTTCTTGCGCCAACCGGAACCGGGTTTTGCGTTCCTCGGAATTGCGGATTAAATCAAACTCGGACGCCTCCAACGCTTGTGTTTGGTCGAATAGCATTAACGCCCGTTGTTGGTTTAACTCGGTCGTTTGCTTCAATACCTCGGCATCGTATTTGGCGTTAATATCCGCCTCCGATTGGCGCACGTCCTCGGCTAATTGCCTGTTTTGCGCCAATTCGATTGCCCGTTGTTGCTGTAACAACTGAATACGCAAATTTATTCCCTCCTGTGAACCCTCACGGGCGGCGTCTAATTGTAATTGCGTCCGGTCGGCGGCGGCTTGCATTTGGTCGATTGTAATTTGGTCGTTCAATTCGCCCAAACTTTTTGCGTATTGTTGTTGCAAAAGTAATTGTTGGTTAAGCAATTCGGCAACCTGTGTTTCGGTTAATCCCCGCTCGGTTTCTAACCGGGTGTTAATGTCCTGTATTTGCCTTTCATACTCAACCCGCAATTGTTCCCGTTGCTTTTCCGCCCCCTCTGCCATCAATGCAATTTGGGCGTCCTGCGTTGCCCGTTGTGCGGACAATTCCGCCGCCCGTTGTTGATTGGCAATATTTACCATATCAACCGCCAATTGTTCCCGTAATAAAACAATTTGGTCGTTCAACGCTTTGCGTGCCTTAACCGTTAAATTGGTTTCCGTCCTCAACTGCGATTGTATGTCGGCAATCGCACGGGCGTTGGCGGCTTGACGTTGCGCCCGTTGTTGGCCGAATGAATTTTTAATTAAGGCAATCCGGGCGTCCTCGGCTTTGCGCAATATATCCGTTTCCGCTTTGGCGGCGTCCCGGTTTTCGTTTGCTCTTTGGGCGGCTTGTATTTTCCTTTCGGCGTCCAAATCCGCCCCCTCGGTTTTTAGATTAACGGCAATGTCAACCGCCCGCCCGGTATTATCTATTTGACCCTGTACGGCTTCAATTGCTTCATCAACCTTGACTTTATCAATTTTACCGTCTAAATCAACATCAATATAAACTTTCTTATCCCCACGGGCTTTGGCGTTATTCAACTGCAATAACATATCGTTTAATTGCTTCAACTTTGCCCGGTTTGCCTCCAAATCGTTTAATTCTTGACCGTAAAAACCAACGCTTTTATTATGCGCCTTTGTGCGCTCGGCTAATATTTCGTCCTCAATCTTTCGGGTTTCAGACAATGAAGCGTTACGGGCTTTAGCAATGTTTAATTCCCGGTTCAATTGGGCGACACGTTCGTTGCTAACCCGGTTCATTTCGGTTGCCTCGGTTTCCAAATAATCCAACCACGCCTTTTGCGCCTCGTTAAGTTTTTGTTGGTTCTTTGCCGATTTATCGGTATTAGATGCAAACAGAACTAAAGCCCCCACAACCGTAACCAATGCCAACGCCAAAAGAACATACGGATTTGCGGCGGCAATCAGATTGAAAGCCTTTTGCGCAATTGTAGCCGCCAATGTTGCCTTTGTTCCCTGCATGGTAACAAGGCGGTTATAAACTTGCGCTTTGCTCAATGCCGCCATTTGTAGCCGGGAAATACCCAACATAATTGCGGATTGTTTTTGTACTGCGTTTTGTATGGCTTGCACCCCGGTTGTAATGGCTATTGCTGCCTGTAACTTCTTTTGCGCTTCTTGTACGTCCTCACTTTCCGCCCCGAACAATTCCATTGCCCCGGTAAATGCGGCGAACCCACCGGACGCACCAGCCGCCAACCCTAATACGGCATCCAAATTGGACGTATCGGACGCCATGCGGGTAATTTCATTGGTCGCATCCTTAACCGCATCTCGTAACATTGCGGTTTCTTTGCTCAATTGCTGATATTCGGCGGTTCCTTGTTTGCCCTCCAATCGTAACAATGCTAATTGCTTCGTTTGGTTCTCTATTTGGGTCGTCAATCCTTTTGCGGCGTCGGAATAGTTACCCACGTTTAACGACGTTTTCCCGGTCGCTTCCTGCAACCGTTTCATTTCCTCGTAAATCGCTTTTGTTTCGGCAACCAATTTGCGCCCCTCCTCGGTCGCCTCCCTTTCCTCAACCGTCATATTATTGAGGTATATTTTATTGATTGAGTATTGAGCGGATAAACGATTATATGAACCCTCGGCGGATTGGTTCAACCGGGTTGTCAACTTGTTTAATTCGTTCGCCTCTTTTTGCGCTTGCTTCAATTCCGCCAACCGTTTTGCGTTCTCGCTTTCCGCAAACGCCAAATCCTTTGCCGCCCGTGTCAATTTGTCGGTATCGGCGGACGCCCCCCGGATTGTTTTACGTCCGTTTTCGGTCGCCCCGCTTACGCCCTCCAATGCAGCCTTAACCGTTATCGCCTCACTCTTTATATTTTTTAAAGTGTTCATATAGGCGTCGGAAAGTTGGTCTAACTGATTAATCAACTTTGTAATCGAATCGTCCGGGCTTACAAGGTCGCTATATTTTATAGGGTTGTTATTATCTGCCATACTTAACGTTATTTGCGGGCAATTTGCCCCGTATTAAATTATCTTTTCTTTTCCATGTAGTTAATCAACCAAAGAAAAACAACGCCGCAAATCGCCTTATTTGACGCCGTTTTTATTTTTGGTTGGTTTCAACAACTCCTTTATCCGCTCAAATGCGTTGTAATACTCTAAAACGGTGTATTTCTTTGGCTCCGGTACGTGTAAATGTTGGGATATGGTTAAACACATATTTTCAAACTGTTTATCGTACTGAATTTCCATGTTATCGGAACCACTAAAAACAACCGGGCGATTGTACAACAACAACATCGTCGTTATTTTATCAATTTCCGCCCGTTTGTCCTCTGTATCGCCGTTTATAATCGCATCCAACATTAACATTGTGCGGTTGCGCAATTCGTCGTAATACTCTTTAACCGTCGCATCGTCGAACAACCGGGGGAAATACATTTGCAATTCTTCATCTATTTTTTTTTTGACCGCTTCCATTTGGGCGGTCAACTCTTTAACGGGAACATCGCCGAACATATCGACGACCTTTTGCAATCCATCGTCGGATAAATCGTTGTACGGTTCCCCGTCGATTGATTTAACCAAGACGGCAAACGCCAAATGCTTTGGGCTTATTCCGGTTTGAATGAAATACACGTTTTGCCGCATATTATCCAATTCGATTGCCGCCAATTCGGGGGTTTTACTCCGGGCGTATCTTATCGCCTTTTCAATATGCGTGTCGAAATCCTGCAAATCGGAACCAATCCCGGCATCAACTAACAACATTTTGTTGTACTTATGAAATCGCAACATCGGCAATTCGTCGATAGCGTCGTATATCTCAACGGTGCGTTCTCCTATCTTAACGGTTTTCATAGCAAAAAACGGGTTATCATTGTGGAACAAAAGGGAACCAACAACAACGTCGGGTTCCCGGTTATAAACGCCAAAAGGATTGCCAAAGCAACCCCCGCCCAAAAGGACAAACAGAAATCGCAATTAAACATCTTTGCGAAAAACTCGTTGCCGTGGACTTGTACCCATTCGATAACCTGCCATTTGCGTAACAAGGTCAAACCGAATGCAGCAACCAAAGCAACCACGACCGTATAAAATAAAAATGCTTGCATATACTTGTTGTTAATCAGTTAAACACGTTTCATCAATTCCCAATTCCCCGGCAAACCGGAACCCGGCGAACGGGTGCATTAAAAATTGATTGTCTATTTCGTCCAAAGTGAACCCGGCAAATATGTTTTCCGCCTTTGCGTACACTCTGTTTATTTTCATGGAACCGGAACGTAACCAAATACCGCCGTTCAATACCCGCATAATTTGTTGTTTGACCGCCTCCGTATTCCGGTTATTGGGGTCGTTGGTTATCGTCCGCACATCGAACCAAAAGATAATCGAAAACGGCGTTGTATATTTGTTTTGTTCGCCGGGGAACCAATCAATTTGTTGCGGGTCGTCCAACACGAAAAACGAAAAATTCCCTATATTACTATCCGGGGCAATCAACATATATTCGTTGCCGCCGACGTAAATATTGGGCGTATAATATCGTTTCCCCTGTATGGACTTAACCAACCGTTCCGAACGTCCAAAGGAATAGTTAAGCCACGGCAACCCGTCCGCCAATCCCTTTTGAATATTGGCAATAACCCGGTCGAATAACTCCGGGTTCTTTATAATCGGTACTCTATCCATTTCCGTATATTGTTTTTTTTGCTTTGGTTAGCAAATCCGGGTAAACGTATTGCCAAATCAGTTTAGCAATGTTTTCGTTCGTCAATCCCAATATTTGCCGCCCGTACTTTTTTATCAAATCTTCCGTCTTGAAATCCGACGCCTTAATTTCAAATTGTTTGTCGCCGACTTCCAAATAAAAACTACTCTCAAAATCGCCCTCATCCCGTAACGTTACCCGGTTCGTCGGTTGTCCCTTTTCCTCCTTAATGGCTATTGTTAGCGGGGTATAAGGTCGATAATCCATTATGTCAACGCCCAATCGGTTAATACCTTGTTCAAATAATTGTTCCTCGGCGTTGGCATCAATGATAAACGCCGTTGTCATTCCGTCGTCGATTATTTCCCGTATAATCAACCCGGACGTCAACCCGTCGTTAAACGTATTAACCCGGTTGCGTAAATCAATTATTGATTGTAACCCCGCCATAATGCAATTACGTTGTCCGGTACTTAACGCCCCGGTTGTTGCAACTCAAACAAATACGGTCAATTCCTTGCGTATCTAATCGCAAAGCCTCAAACGCTTTTTTAAGGTCATAACCCAAACCGCCGGGGCGTCCCTCAACATTCCCGTCCAACTCGTACAATATTTCCATTTTAGAGGCGTTGGATTGGTTCCGGTTGACCCTTACGTTGGGGTTCATTGCCAACGTGCGCAACATGATTGCGGCAACCTGTCGTTGGATAACCGTTTGGAAAATTTGCCTTTCCTTAATGATAAAATCCGTTAGGTCGCAACCAACGGTTATTTCGCAATTCAACCCGTAATTCTGCGTATTGGTGTACATCGTCAACGCAATATCCCACAACTCCGGGTATTCGTCGAATGTTTCCGGGGCGTTCATCATAAACGGGGATACCTGTAAATACTTGGTTATTTCCCGCCAACGCTCCAAATCAACGTAACCCGTACACGTCCCGCACGGCTCCCGGCTCCAATCCTTTGTCATGTTAATTGCCTGCATCCCGGCGGGCAAATCGTTTTGGTTGTAACAAAGGAACCACGCCCCCCCGGCGTTGTTTCCGGTACTGATATACGGTAAATAACAATCTTTCAACGGGAACCATTGAAAACCGCCGTTTGTCTGCGTAAAATTCAAATCAAACGTCTTTATCGGGTCAATTTGGGACGAATGGAAAAGATACATACGAACAACCCCGGTTGCGCCCGTCATTTGCAACCCGATTTGTTCGATTTTCATTGTTACGCCCATAGAACGAACCGGGACAATTTCAAACCCGACTAATTTATGATTATTCGGCAACGTCGCCCGGATACGTCCCGCACCGTCAAAGAACGTGCGCCGTTCCAATAGGTTCTTTGTTTCCTTATCCAATCCCTTTATTTGCGTGAATGTTTGTACCATTTGCGCAATACCGTTACGGGTCAATCGCTCCAAATAATCGGAAATGAAATTGTACGGTTGCCAATATGGGTTGCCGTAATCGTCGTTAAAATCGTCGTTAAAATCGCTTTCGGTCGGTTCCTCGTTTTGGTTGTCCCGTGCGGCAATCCAAACTTTGTTGTTGTGGCGAACCTTTGCCCCGGCTTTGTATTCCGGTATCATATTCCAAACCGGATATTGAAAAACGAAATCATCCGGGACGATTGCCCGGACATTATCCAAAGTAACAAGGGGGTGCGCACCTTGAAACGTCAAACCGCTTTCCGTCTGCGTTAAATTGTCGTCTATCGCCTTTGCCGGGTCGTATGATTGTTCCCACCCGACGACGTGCAATAATGCGTCCTGTATTTCTTTTAATCGGTACATCTGCGTTTGAAATAAATAAGGGGGCGGGGATAACCACCCCGTCCCCTCGGTTTAACAATTCGTTATGCTCCGGCGTTATGCGCCGCACCTCCGGCGGAAAATTCCCCGGCGTTGGTTACATATACAGGCATACCCAACGGTTCGTTTGGATTGCGGGCGGCAATCTCGGCTTTGATAATCGGGTTTGCCACAGTAGTCAGGTTGCTGTTATAAGCAACCATATACGCCACGTCAACGGAAAATCCGAAATACTCCTTAACGGCGCACGTCAAATCGGCGGTTGCGGCGCCCATGATTGCGGACTGGTCGCCAACGGCGGTGTAATAGTGCGAACCAACGGGCAAATCAATGTACGGCAAACGTACAACGTCCCATTCGTGGAAATTCGCACGGGTGCGGCGCAATGCCTCACGGTCAACACGGGTAAGGATACCAACATTACCGTCAGCAACGGCAAACATGGTTCCCATTTTGCCCGCTTCGTCGGTTACGTTGTTCGTGTAGTGCAAAACCTTGTTGTCGTACTCCATGCGCTTGTTTACGTCGTTGTAAACGCCATGTTGCGCGAGTTTACGGATAAGGCTATCAACCCCGGCGTTGGCGATAATGTGGATATATTCCGGGTAACAGTTAGCCCGCATAATCGGGTTAATATCGCCCAAAATCTCGGTCGCCATTTGGGTTGGCACTTGTACAGCGTTCCCGAGCTTCGTGTAATTGAGCAATGTTTTGAACTCCTGCGTTTTGTTCGCCTCCAATGCGGCAACGGCTCCTTTATCCAAAGCGTCCGCCAACGCACGGGTTGTTTTCTCCATTTTGCGCATAAAGTCATGGTTGTACGAAATCTCATTGTTTGAGTATGCCGCCGGAACCATTGTAAACCCGATTGCATAGGTAGCCCAAACAAGCGTTACCAATGCGGACGTATTTTCATTATCAGCAATAACGCACGAACGCACGTTGCTAACTTGTACGTTTTCGTCGTAATTGATAACCGGAACTTGTACCGTGTTACCGATACTTACTAATGCCCTATCTCTCAAATTAGGGCTAATGATTGAGTTAGGGGCGTTGGTTTGCTCAATAAAGAAATCCAATGCGCCGTACTCACACGGGCGGAACATATTACGGTCTAACTCCGGGTTTTCTATCCGCCAATTCTGTACTCTCGTTGCTATTAAACTCATTGTTTAAAAAATTAAATTGTTTATAAATGCGGGTTTACCCTTTACCCGTGTTGTCTTTTACTTTTCCGGTAATGCGGAAATATTGTTGTCTTTCCATGCTTGTTGCATTCCGGCGTCAAATTCAGCCGTTCCGACTTTTAACCCCTGTTGTTCCAACGTCGCCGTAATTGCGTCGTATGCCTCAACCCTTGTTTTTGCGCCGGATATATCAACGGTAATGTTACCGCCCGCACCGCCGCCGCCCGCCGGGGGGATTGTTCCGCCGCCCGCCGCTTGGCGTCCTTTGTCTAATATACCCATTGTTCCCAATTCACGGGTTAACAGGTCGCCGGGCGTGTACGGGTTCAACTGATTGTTCGGGTTGCGCATGATTGCGCCGCTTTCGTCCTTAAAAGCAAGGATTTTACCGCCTTTTCCGTCGTCGATATATTCGGGGTTCATACCCTTAATTTTGTCGATTGCTTGCGCTAACAAAACCTTTGTTGCGCTTTCGGGCAATCCCGGTTTGAATTTCAACCCGGCGGTTGCGGTCTGCAATGCACCCTCGATACGAACGCCGAACAACTCCGTTTGGAATTTCTTTTCGGCTTCATCGTACTTGCTTTTGAGGTCGTTAAACTGCGTTGTTACCGCCGTTAAATCGGCTTTCGCCTGTTTCAACGCCTTTGCCGTTTCCGCATCGGTCACACCGTCGGCAATTGCCTTTTCCAAACGTGCCTTTTCTTTCGTCAGACTTTCGATTTGGGTTTGCAATGCGCTTGCGCTTTCCGCTTTGGTTTTGAACTCGGTGACCACACGTTTTGCGTAATCAAACGTCTTTTCGGTTCCGTTCTTTGCGATACCGGACGCCGCCAAAATATCGGCATCCAATCCGCCGTAAATTTCGCCCGTCTTTTTGGCGATAACGCTATTTTCGTCGTTGGCGGACAATGTTGTAATTGCCGCAATTTGTTCGTCCGTCAAACCGGACAAAGCCGCATTTGCAATTAAAATTTCTCTCGTTAACATAATTCTTTCCCTTTGAATTAATTAAGTGCAATTGCTTCTACTGCTCCGCTGCTTGCGTTAATAATATCAATTGTGTATTTTGGCGAATCCCCGGTTGTGTCAACCAACCAACTAACAACACGTGCATGGCTGATTTTCTTTTCAGCCTCTTTTGTTACCAAAATTACGTCGGTAATTGTTCCGCCCTCAATACATTCAATCAACTTTTTCTTTGTTGCGTCCTCCAATGCGGCGGTGGTTGTTGTTACTTCAATAACCAAATTGTCCTGCTGTGCAATCTGTGCCATAATCGTATTTTTTAATTGTTTAATACTCTGTTACTTTTTCGCTCCGGGTTTGTCCTCGGCTTTGGTTTCTTTGGCGGGTTCCGCCGGGATAACTCCCGCCGCTTTCAGTTCTGCCAAAATCTCGGCTTTCAATGCTGCCTTTTCCTCGGCACGGGCTTTGGCGTCCGCCTCGGCTTTCGCTTTGGCATCGGCGGCGGCTTTCTCGGCGTTGGCTTTGGCTTTTTCTGCCTTTGCCTTTTCGTCCGCCTCGGCTTTGGCTTTCATGTACTCGTTGGGGTCGTGCAATACGGTAATCGTGTAACCCTGCTTTTTCAGATTGTCGGCAATGCTATTTTCATAACCCTTTTTGCCGAACTTCTGAATACGGGGAATTGATAACCGTTTGCCCGTTTCGCTGTCGAATTTCTTAATTTCGATAACGCAATGATACAAATGTTTCTCATTGTCCGGGACAATGTAGTTTTCGGGCGTAACGTCGATAATCGCAACGTCTTTAGTTTTGCCCTCGCTTACTTTCACTCGCATAGCTTTAATTTATTTGTTAAACTTCCAAATATACTTTCCGGCTGTTTTATATCTACCAATACAACACGCACGTATATTTTGATACGCAATTCCTGTAATCGTTTGAGCATCTGTTAATGTCGCATAAGTAGCAATATAATTACCGCTTAAATCATATTGATTAACAGAAACTCCACACGCTTTACGCATTGCATGTTTTCGGTTAGCGATTGATAATTCAAAATTAATGTTCTCTCTTTGAGTACACCAACGTAAATTATCAATTCTATTATCCGTTTTAATGCCGTTGATATGGTCTATATAATTTTTGCCGTCAATTCTAACTAAAAATGTATCAGCAACTAATTTATGAACATGATATGTTTTTTGTTTATGGTTAGCATATAAAGATAAAACAGCATAACCCATATTGTTGATATAAGGCTTTAGTAATTTGATTTTCCCTTTTTTCAAACTACGAATACGCCCTAATGTACTAACTTGGTATATGCCGGAATAACCTTGTATATCCTGCCAAACCTCACTACTTAACATTGTGTTCATTTGCGTAATCATTAAATTTATTTGTTATAAAATTTATCTTAGAGTTGAACGGCATATTATACCCAAACTCTAACACGTTCAAATATTCACGTTCAAATCTGCGTACAAAGTTAGCGAAATTCAACTTTATACGCATATCGTTTTCGCTGATAATCTGTTTGTCGTACAAATCCAATACCTCGTTACGGGTCAAATGTCGGTACGGTTCCAATTCCGCCAACGTCAACATACGTTGCAATTGGGTTGGATTGTTCCGGTATTCCGTTTCGATAATTTGGTTTTGTAGTGCGTCTAATTCCGCCTCGCTTGCGCCGCTTTCCTTTGCTACCTTGTAACGTTCCCGTAACTCCGTTGCGTTGGATAAATAGAACTCCGTGCCGTAATTGACTTTTGCAGAAACGAACAAACCGCCATACCTCAAACGGCAAACGGTTTCATCGACGAATTGTTGCGCCGCCTCAAATCCTTTCTTTACTCGGTTTAATACCGTGCTTTGGCTCTCAAAATTCGCCTGTATTTGTTGCTCGTTCAATGCGTCCCGTGTGGTTATTTCCTCGTTGGTTCCAACAACCGACGTAATAATGTCATTCTTTAGGCGGTTTTCTTCCTCAACGTTATAATCCAAACTCCCACGGTCAACGGTTAGCATTTGCACCGGGTTACGCAAATCGGGTTGTTTATCCCCGTCCGGTATTGGTATTTCAACGAACGAACCGACGCCGTTAATACGACTATCCCCGCATTTGGGGCAACGCATCAAAAGCCCGGCGGCGTCCAATCTGTAAAACCCTTGTTTGTCTTTTAAAAACCCACCGTCGCAATAATCGCCATTTTCGCCGTTACTGAAATCGCATGATTGTTCGTAACCGGAATATATCGGATATGCTCCGTATAAATCTAAATGTCGTTTACTGATATGATAAAACAAAAACCAATCCAACGCCTCCAATTGCTTGGTTAGCGGGGATTGCTTAACGTCGGGTTCCGATAAACTCAACGGTTCATTCCAAAAGAAACGGGCGGGACAATAACCGACGTCGTGCGGGTTATCAATCAGCAATTCGCCGATATTGTGGTTTTTGTCCTCTCTGAAAACTCTATAACGTTCGTCGTCAATTACTGCGATACGTTCCCCGTCTTGCCTAAATATGATATAATCCATTACCCCCGTCGTCGGGTTGGCTCTGTAATCAATCACGGATGCAATAGGCAACCAATAGAAATACGGTTGCGGGTATTTGTCGGCGGGGTTTTGTTCGCTCGGCATATCGACAATAAGAACGCTATTTATTTCGGTTTGGAAAAACTCCCATCCTTTTGTACTCCAAATTTCCGGTTCGTGTAATACGTCTTGGCGGTAATACTCCCAATCGTCCCTTTGTTCCGGGTTTTGGAACTGATAATTGAACGCCGGGTTACGACCGTCAAAAATCCGGCTCAACTTATCAAAACAAACGCCCGTTACCTCGTTTGTCTTAACGGGGTAACGGAACAATGTTTTGAACATTTTAAATTTATCTTGCGGCAATAGGTTAGAAACAAATGCCATAAAATCCGTAATCGGTTGGCAAATGTCAAACGACGTAATACGGGTGCGGGCGTGAAAATTAATGCGTTGTTGATGATAAACGGCTTTGTTTATCGTCTTACGCTTTTTCGGCTCCGTTATCCGCTTTTTTATTTCGTTTATATCCAATCCCATTGTCTTTGTCAAATTTAAAGTCTGAATTTTCCGGCAATCTCCAACCGCCATTATTAGGCATTCGCAAAAGACGTTCGGCGTGCGTAATCTCGAATTGTTCGGTTACGTTCAATGTATCATTGATTAACGCAACCTTTTGTACTTTCGCCGCCATATCGTCAACCTCCAACGGCAACTTTAAGGTCCGTCAACGGATTAAATTCCGGTGCAATGATTGTGAGGTTGTCGGAATAGTTAGGCAAAAACACCCATTGTATTGCGTTGCTGTCCGGGGCTTCTAATCCGCCATGCGTTTTGTCGCCAATGAACAACGAACGGATAGGAATAGGATAATACGTTGTATTTACCGTTTCGTCCTGTATTGCCTCAATACTTCCGTTTTCGTCAAACAGATAGACGCCCAAATTGTCCGCCCAACTTTCGCATTGCAATTCTTTCATCGCCTTAATTACTGATTGGGGGATTTTACGCATTACGCCCGTGAACGGGTTCGGTTCACGCCCTATAATTTCCTCAACACCTCCCAATGTTTCGTTACCACCGCCAAAGGTTCGGGCGGCTCCGGCTTCGTTGGTCGGGGCTTGGATATACGGGGAAACAACAATCTTTGTACTATCAGCCGCCAACAATAACGGCGCCCATGAAGCAAGCAAAGTAATTGCCTTTTCGCTCGTAAAACTGTTTTTGCTTCCATCGTCTTTGGTTAGACGTTGAAACGCTACCTTTTGGATTTGCCCGAAACTTTCGGCACATTTAACGGCGGGAATATCGGGCAATGAAGCCGCCGCCGGACACTTACAAGTAATCATAAATTCAATTTTTAACGTTAAAACTATTATTTACTATCTCCGGGCTGTCCCTTTGCCCTTTGTTTTCGCTACAAAATTATAAACTTTTTCGGTTACAATCTTGCATATCTCAAAAATAATGCTAATTGCGACGTTTTACGCCTCGGTTTGCGTGTGCGTATGGCTGTATGTTGCCGTCGGCAATCTCTTTTTCGTAAATCCCGGTTAATCCGTCCTCCGGGTCGTCGTGCGTATTCGCATCGAAATTACGCAAAAAGGTTGTAACATGGTCGTAAACGGCTTTATACCGGGTTTCCCATCCGAACGGCATAATTATATGTTGGTTTACCATTGCGGAATTAGTGATTATTCGGCTTTCCTTGTTACCCCCTTGATAAAACGGGTCTGTAATCGCCCGGACTTTCTTTTTGATAACCTTTTCAAAGCCCGCCCCGCCATTGTTACTCTCAACCCATGCTTTTTGCGTGCCGTTGCGGTTTATCATCGCCGGGACGGTTACGGTTGTTACGTCCGTGTTTTCGTCCGTCATTTCCATATCGGTAATTAGGGCGAATAATAACGGTTCCATCCGTTTTGTCTTTTCGTTGAAAACCATGTTGTCGGATTTATAGACGTCATACGTTGCACCAAACAAAAGGTCGTCGCCCTCATCGGCAACGTCAATGTATGCGCCGGAACGTATGTACGTGCCGTAATCGGATTTTTCAACCCACGTTTTGAACGGTTGATATAATCGGCCCTCTGCGGAACCGGGGTTGCCTTGATAGAGGCATTGAAATTGTACCGGGTCTAATGCCTTTTGCGCTTCCAACTTCATACGGTTGTGCCGTCCCTCCCATAATGCAGCCCCAACCGGGCGGGGGTCTATCTCGGTCGGTTCCCCGGTTTTCAACGCCTCAAAGTTTATGCGTACCCACGCCCCCGGCGGTATGTTATCCAAATCAGCCCAACGGGTTACATCAATGATTATTTCCCCGCTCTTTTCAATGCGCCCTATTAAATCGTCGTCGTGCCATCGGGTAAATACTATAAGTTCTTGGCTATCGTTGTGCAAACGGGTACGAACAACGGTTGTGTACCATTTCCACGCCGCCGCCCGTACTATCGGGCTGTTACCCTCGGCGTAATCCTTATAAACGTCGTCCAATATAGACACGTCCACGGTTTTAGAGGTCAACGAACCGCCACGCCCCACAACACGCAACGACCCCTTACGCCCTACCATTTCGATAACATCACTATTGCGTAAATACGTGTTTGCCATCGTTACGACGTTGGAACCGTTTAGATAGGTGCCGGGAAATAATTCCCGGTATCGGGGCGTGTCGATAATACGTTGTACATCCCGGTTGAAATCCCGTGCAATGGTTGCAGCATACGACCCGATAACTATTTTCAAATCCGGGTTCAATCCCTCCATGAAAGCGGGTAACTTTCGGCTCGACCCCTCCGATTTGCCATGTTGGGGCGGTTGTTGTACAATCATCTTTCGTATTTTGCCGTGCGCAAACATATCCAACAACGTATAATAAACGACGTGGAACGGCTCTAATACTAAATCCGGTTGCATATACCGGGCAAAGTTAATAAGGCGTTTGCGGGCGGCGGCTTTTACCAATTCGCCGGGGTTCTCGCTTAATGCCTTATACATCTGCAATAATTGTTCGTTGTTCATTTCTTAACTCCTTTCTCCCATTTATTACAAGCCCGGCGACCTCGTACAATGTAATGCGGGTAATTGGGGCAACGCAAACAAATCGGTTTCCCGTTCAAATCTCGGTGCCTATGGTCGTCGGTTATCCATTCAGAAAAACGGCACGTATCGCAAACCTCCTTTTGCCATTGTGGTTGCGATTGGGACGGACGGGCGGCGGTTACTTTCTTTGCCATTACTGCAACCCTCCTTTCTCGTTCATAGCTTTTGCAAATTCGGCGGACTGCAATTTATCAGCAACGGCAAATAACAGGTCGTCCGGTATTGCCTTAACGTCATACTTTGGCTTATCGTTATCCGTTGAAGCATTAACGCCCGGTATCTCTATCTTAACGGGTGCATCAAATCCCAACATCTTTGCCCGGCGTTGCTGAATGTTCAACAACAAATCCAAAAACCGGGGATTGCCCGCCGACGTTTCAACGGTCGTTTCGTCATACCCGTAATATTCCGGGTCGCCGTCGGTCGCATCCGTTTTGATAGGACGCCCCCGGTTGGTTTTCTCTTTGGTGCGCATCTTTCCGGTTTTCGACGCCTCCCACGCCTCCCACGCTTGTTGCTCCATTTTATCCAACTTGCGCAATTCCTGCGTAACATATTCGTCGATTGTTTCCAACCGTTCCCGCTTCCATTCGATAAGGCATTGTTGCAAATCGTAATAAACCATTTGAAAGGTTATTGTATAACCCATTCCACGGGCGGACAAATCCCGGTTCAATGCGTCCGCAATTTCCCGGTACGAATAACCACGCAAAAATAAATCGGCACAAAACCGAATGTCATAAATTCGTTGTTCCTCGGAACGTTTGTTGTATCCTAATGGCTTCTTTCTCTTTTTCATCGTCGAACCTCCTTAATCGTCAAATCGTATTCCCACACATACCCGCCCGCCGTTTTATACACTCCTTTACAACATCGGGTAATTGTTATATTTTTTATTCCCGTTTTTCTTTCCGCTTCTCTTATAGATTTATACCGGGCAATTTCGTTTCCGGCTTTTGAACGTTGTATTACAGGTTTGGCAATTTTGTTATGTTTGCCGTTATATGTATTGTTATACTGATTATCGCACCATTCCAAATTATCGGCATTATTATTAAACTTGTTTTCGTCCTTATGATTTATTTGTTTCCGGTTATTTAGATTTTGAACAAATGCCATTGCAACCAATCTATGAACCAACAACGCATTTGGTTTACCGGACTTCGATAACCTTACTTGCAAATAACCTTTTCCGCTTACAGTTGGTTTTAGCAACTTGGGTTTTCCTGTCCTCCCATAATTGAGGCTTTTTACATTACCATAATTGGATATTTGGTAATTCTCAAAACCGGGTATATCTTTCCAAACTTCCATATCTTTTTTTGCAAAGGTACCAAATGTTTTTCGATTGCAAGTTATTTGCACGGAATTTCCATTTTAAGAGGCTTTATTGTCTTATCCGATACTTTGTATATCTCGGCGGTTATCTTTTAACCACGGGGCAAATTTACGGCTTTTTCGCCGCATTGCCAACCGTTTGTTCTCTCTCACATATAAACGGCAAAACCCCGGCGTTTGTTTCCGGGGCTATTGCTCTATCGTCCTATTCCATTTTCATACCTTCCGTTTGAACAATGGAAATGCGGTTCAACTCCTAATGTGATTTTATACGTATGCCCGTCTTTGGTTTCTTTCAACGCTAAACATACCGGGCGGGGTTTCCCGTTTATCGGATATTCCGGGTTAAAATAACGACACGTCCCGCATATCTTTTGGGGTGTCCGATTATCCGGGGCGCATCCGGTCAACTTATCCGGGATTGTACCGGAACAATTATTCCCCTTTTTCATTCCTCAAATGGTTTTTCCTTTCCGATTATTACGTTTGTTCTTTGCCCGGCGTTTATCCCGTGGCTTTCTCCGGGGTTCTATCCGGTGTATCTCAACTTCGGTTCCGGGAAACATTTCCCCGAAAAAATCCGCCATTGCTTGCACCTCTTTTAGCACGTCGAACGCTTCCGGCTTTTTGTACTCCCTTTTGCGTTCCGGTTGCTTTTCCATTTGAACGGCGGGGCAAACATCAATAAGCGGGCAACCCTTACAAGTTTTCACGGGCTTTGCTTTTTGGCTTTCGCAAATGGCTTTATATTTCCGGTCATTATCTGCCTTTCTAAAACCGTGCCAATCGTCCCGTACTTTGGACGCATCGGCAAAAGCCTCCATTGCTGCAACTGCAACACTCGCTAAAATGTAATCCGGGGTATCATTGAAATTACCCTCCAATGAATTGCGGTTGATAACTTCCGCAATCTCCTTTACAAACTTTTCTCTTTTATTCATCGCTCTAAAATTTATTTGTTATTACTATCCGGGGCGGCGGGGCCTTAACTCCGGCTATTGTTCCATTGTAATTAAACTCCAACGCACAATCTTTAAATTCTCCGGCAATCCTCAAAAAACGCCAATAAATCGTTTTTCTGTCATTTCTATGGAATTTATCGCATTTCCTACCGATTGCGGGGCAATCCTCCCTTTTGATTTTACAACGAACGCATCGTTGCAGGAAAATTGCGGGGTTGTTGTTGGCTAATCGAGCATCCGCCGCCGTCCATATTTCCGCTATCAATACCATACCCCGGTAAACGCAACGTTCGCCGGGGCTGTATTCCTTATCTGGGTCAAATGGTGCGGGCTGTCTTATTCTCATTTGTCGCCCGCATCATTTACATACTCAAACAATGCGTCCAAATCTTTCTTTGCGCCTCTAACGATAACTCTTACCCAGTCGCCTCCTGCTAATGCGATATCAAGGATTTGGCAATTGTAACGTTCGGCGTTAATCTGTAACATCGCCGCCGTTGCGTTCGTGACAAACTCGTATCTTTCTTCCATACTCTCGGTGTTTTTAATTGATAAATACGCTTCCATCGGTTCGCGTTCTTGTTGGCAGGCTCCTAACAAAAGCGTTGCCAAAGATAACAATAAAATCTTTGCTTTCATAACTTTACTTTCTTTTAATCCATATAAACCGTATGCCGATACCGACAAACAATATTTTCGCCTCAACATCAACGTAACGGTCGTAACCGTTGACCGCATCCACGGACACGCCGGGAATAACAAACCAACTCTTATATTTCCAATATTCCCGGACGTAAGCAGATACGCCAACCCGTCCGATATGGAACCCAATTTGCGCCGTATGTACGTCGCCATTGTTGCGGATAATTCCAACCTGTTTTTTACTCATATCTCCAAATATATTTTTTATAATGTTTTAAACGTCCCTTACAGCAACTAATAATATTTCCATGATTAAAACCGCATCTTTGCGCATCATGTATGCAATCCCATTTCTTTATAAAATTACCCTCTAAATCATATTGATAAACGGGTTTTGCATTGTGATTATCTTTTCCGGTTTTCTTAAACCATGTATTTACTTTCTTCATGGTTTCACGTTTATTATTAATTGCTTTTTGATAATTCAAATTTTGCTTTCTCGTACACCAACGTAAATTAGTTGCATCGTTATTGGCTCGGTTGCCGTCGATATGGTCTATTTCCGGCAAATTGTCCGGGTTAGGAATGAAAGCCGCCGCAACTAATCTATGAACGAAATATGTTTTATTTTTACCATTATCTGATAGTATTACCCGCATATATCCGTTTTTACTAATAGATTGCTTTCGTATCGCACTTTTACCCGTTCCCCGATAATTTACAGACTTTATATTACCTTTGTCTGAAACTTCATAATTAGCGTTTATAAACTTCCAATTTCCCATCTTTTTTTTGCAAAGATAATATTAAACCATAAAACAACAAACTAATACGTTTTTTTTATTTTATTGTATGCCTCTTTTTCCAATACCATAACTTTAGGATATTCGACAATACAACCTTTTGTATATACGAGATTATAGATACCCAATTGCCCCTTAATCGGAAATTCAATAACCCGGCGGGGGTTGCGCATCATCCAACCGAACCCCTTTGTAATGCTTTTGCGCTTTTCCGGGGGTATGCGTGTATTTTCCCAATCTTCCGGGGTAAACTCGGCGACGGGCTTAACGTCGTATAATTCGACCAACCCCAACGTTACGCCGTTTTCATATCCGGGAATAACAGGATTAGCGGACGAACAAACCATTAAATCGCCCCGGTACGGCGTGTTTTTACTTCGTACCTCAATACATTTTTCGCCGTAAACAATCCCGTTGTCCTCATACGCCGCCGTTACCAACTGTGTTGCATACGGATTTTTGACGGTTAACGCCCGCCAACGGTCGTGTTGGGCGGGCTTGTAATCTTTGTTGTTAAATTGCATAATCGTTATTTTCTTCGTTAAACAAATCGTAATTCGCCGGGACGCAATAACCGGGCAATAATTCCCGGTCAATCCCGGACGCTTTTACAAAACTATCTTTCCAATATATCCGGGGCGTCTTATTTGGGTGCGCCTCCCAATATTCGGCGACGTCATTATAAAACCCCAACGTTTCCTTTTTCGTGTATCTGCAACCGCTTTGCAAACCAATTTTAAACAGGTCAACAAACGGGTACGACAAAGCAATTACAGAAAACGCCCGGTCAAACATTCCCGGCGGGATTGGCTCCACGCTTGCAAAGGTTGGGAACCCGTGGCGTTTTGCTCGTGCCAATGTGTTTATCCGCATACGGTTTGCGCTTGCGTTAGGTTCTAATTCATCGCACCCGGTCAACGTGGAACCAATAGCAATGCGGGATTTATCCCAACCCTCGGACGCCTCGGCAAAGTCGATTAAAATATTGATACCCTCGGCGCATTTGCTCAACACTTTAACCGGAACGCCGTGGCGTTGACAAACGCCGATTGCTTGGCGGGTCAACCTTTGTGTTTCCGGCAATAATGGGTCGGTTGTAAACGAAAAGAATAACCCCGTTTTTTGCAATTCGTCCTTATGCTTCAACAACTCATTCGTAAATATATCCAATGCGTATGGATATTCCCGTAATGCCTTTTTCAATTCCGGGGTATTTCCGCCCAACACTTTTGCGCCCCGCCCTTTGCGCAAATAACAATACGTGCATCCGTTGGAACAACCAACATAAAAGTTGGCGGCGTTCTCGGCATATTCCCCGGCTTTTCCCTTTGGGCTGTAAATAACCCGTCCGTTTATCGCTCCCATACTCATAGATTAAAACGGTAAATCGTCGGTTCCGTCGGGGGCGGGTGCATCCGGCACGGGCGGCGGCGGGGCTTGCGTTCCGGCTCCGGTTCCTTTTGGCGTCAACATTTCCATATCGGTTGCGACAATCTCGGTAATATACCGTTTCACGCCTTGCGCATCGTCATAACTCCGGGTTCTTAATTCCCCCTCAATATAAAGTTTATCGCCCTTTTTAACGTACTGATTGGCTACCTTTGCCAATCCGTTTTGCAATACAATGTTGTGCCACTCGGTACGCTCCGGGATTTGTCGCCCGTCCTTTGCCGTAAAACCTCGTTTCGTGGTTGCCAACGAGAAGGTCGCAACACAACCGCCGTTGTCGAACTCCTTAAAATCCGGGGCTTTTCCGGTATGCCCTAATAAAATAACTTTGTTTACACTCATAACTATTTGAATTTAACACCATCCAACAAATACAATTTCTTATTATCAGACCAACCCGCCGCCATGTTTAAGGCTTTCCGGTCGTCGTCGTGTACAAACTCGCAATACCATGAATTGCCGCCAACGTTCGCTTTTTCTTTCAGTCGTACCAATTTGCCGACAATGCACCGGGCAAACTTGGCGTATGCGCTCGTTTCCGATATATGGATAATACGACGTTCGGCGTTTATTTTTGGAAATTCTTCGATTTGCGGGCGTTTTTCCTCGGCGGGGTATCTTTGTACCCTCTGAAAGTCTTTTTTGATTGACGACCGGGAAATTGCCCCGTAATCGGGTTGCCTCTTTTTGGTTCTCATTTTTTATATCTCCATTTATAATCCTTATGCAAATTCCCTTTCCCTTTACATACCTTACAAATTGCCGTTGCCGAAAAATTGCCTTTTCGGGCGGCTTCCTGTATGCTAACAAACACATTTACAACAATACCGTTTTTTATTTGCTCAACCGCTTTTTCGTGGTGCGGGTTCGCTTTTTTTCCAATCCATTTAGATTTTGTTATTGGGTTATTCTGATTTTCTTTAACCGTAACCCAACGCAAATTATCTGCATGGTTATTGGCTCGGTTGCCGTCGATATGGTCAACACATGGTTTGTTTTCCGGGTTCG